TTAGTTCTTGATAAGTCGCAAGACTTTAAAGCTGTTGTTACTATACCTAGACTTCCCTCTAGTGCTTTAAGCATTTGCTCCTTTGCTATTTTTGTTCTATTTTGTTCCATTTATTATAGTTGCTTTAAGTCCTGTAAATTGTTCCCATCTGTTTATTATTACATCACAATACTTTTCGTCTAACTCCATTCCGTAACATTTTCTATTTAGTTTTTGAGCTACAATTAAAGTAGTTCCACTTCCAAGATAAGTATCTAATATAATTTTAGGATTTTCTTTTGAATGTCTATCAGCATATTCTAAACACCAAGTTATTATTTCTAAAGGTTTTTGTGTTGGATGTTTTTTATCCTCTCTATTTGCTTTAGCTCTTGCATATTCTTTAATTCTCAAAGCGTTATTAAAAGAAGTCCAAGCCATTTCTCCATCTGCTAAACTAAATCCTCTTTGACCTTTATCCCAAATCAACCACCCCATTGAAGCAGGAAGAATATCAGCAAAATAATTACCCCCCCATATAATTTGATGTTCTGTTATAGAGCATAAATATTCTAAAACTCCTTTCTCAGGTCTTATTTTATCCCAATCAGGTGCATCATAAGATTTCCATCCATTTTTGTCAGCTCCTCCTTTTCCGTCTCCTTTCCCCTTAAGCATTCCTCCATAATCTATTCCATAAGGAGGGTCTGTTAAAAGTAGTTCTGCTTTCTCTCCATTCATTAGTTTAGCAACATCATCTGAGCTTGTACTATCTCCACACATTACTCTGTGTTCTCCTAGCTGCCAAATATCACCTCTCTTTACTATGCTTTCTTTTACTTCAGGTATTTCATCATCTTCAATTAATCCTTCCGTTACTTTGTCATCTTCATTTTCCCATACATCTAAACCCCATTCAGCAAGTTGAACACTATCCCATTCATTAGCTAACATATCCCATTCCCATTCTCCAAAACCTACATTGTCTTTAACGATAAACTCTTTCTTTTGTTCTTCAGTAAGTCCTTCTGCTATGTCTATCCATACTTCTGATAGTCCTGCTTCTTTACTTGCCTTCAATCTCATATTACCTCCTAGCACCATAAAGTCTTCATCAACTACAATAGGTCTAAGCTTTAACATCTCAGGAAATTCCTTAATAGACTTAACCAGCTTTTTAAATTTATCGTTCTTAATGATTCTAGGGTTGCTTGGGTTTCCCTTTACTTTACTTATCTTAACTTGTTGTTTCATAGTATATAATAGAATTTTATTGTTTTTATTTTAATCAAAAGATTCATTAATTCCTCTTTCGCCTACTAGCTTTTCCTTTGCTCCAGCCCATAAGTTATCCCTTCTCTTACTTAAGCTAGGTTCTGTTCTTTGAAGTGTTGGTATTCCTTCTGTTGGTTCGCTATCCATATAAAGACCGCACTCACATTCAGCTTCCTTTGTTACCCAATCTCCATCTCTGTAGACTATTGTAGCCTTAGATAGTTCTCTAGTCTTTCCACATTTACAAGTGTATAGTGTCATAGTTAATCTATTATTTTTAAATCCCTTCCTTCATTTTCAGCTATTCGGATTATAGTTTTAAATAGTTTTTTTCTTTCTAATTGTGTTTCACACCATATAAATTGAGTGTCATTCATACCATCTAAAGTTAATTGCAAACCAAATCTAGTTCCCTTATTTTCTCCTTCTTTGTAACCATACTTTCTTACAACTCCTTTCCAAGTAACTAATTCTATTGTATCTTTCATCTCTTTAATTTATCAAGTTCAAACTCTAAGTGATTAATTGCTTTCTGTATGCATTCTATAGGACTTGCGTGTTTCCTGTCTGCTCTTAGTAAATAAGTAACAGCCGTTCCTAGATTGTAAGATAAATCAAAGTCTTCAATTACCTTACGAGCTTCTATCTTATATCGGCTTCCTATGTAGTAGCTTGGTATTCTATTGTCTTTCATTTAGTCTATCGTTTTCTATTCCTCCTGTTCTTGTTTCTACTTTGTCTCTTTGTCCCCTTATGTTAGCAGTTTCTAACTTTTCCATATTCCAAAGTAATTTTTCTTTAATCCTTCTTTTTATTCTACCTTCTATTATAGTCATAATAATAACTATAAAAATAAATACTGCTACTATGATTCCAAGTATTGTAAATATCATCATTTTGTTAAAAGTTTTAAAAGTTGCGAGCTTGTATAAATTCTATCATCTCCATCATAGTTCTCATAGATACAAGTAAAGTTGTTGTCCTTCCAAGTCCACAAAGCTCTGACATTCTTTTTGATATTGTCTTTCAATATCCATTTAATTGTTTTGTATGTTCTTTCAAGTTCGGCCATATTACTATTATATTCATTATTACTATTTTAGTTAATTGTATTGGGGGGCATCTGAAAACCCCCCTCTACTACACAGGACTGAAAAATTAAAGACTTTAGGTCTTACCCTTTATTGATTAATTGTTTCCTGAGTATTCTTTATATATCTTTTTTATACCATCAAAGCAAGCTGCTATACAAGATCCGCAATTAGTACCTGTTGAATAGTTCGTATTATGCAATACGTTGTATATCTCTATCATTTTCTTTTTAGCTGTTTGGTCTTTAGCCCTTCCTGTTTTTAAGTCAGGCCATAAAGCAATTATCTCTGCTATTATTTCTTTAGGTATATCTGTTCTTACTTCTACCTCTGTTGTCTTTTGCCATTTACCTTTTGGACAAGACTGACTACTAATTTTTGACTTCACTTTCATAAAACACAAACAAATTCCGCAATTTCCTAATAGACTTGAGTAGTAAGTACACCCTTTACAGATAGTCATTCTATCTTCATAGATTTCTTTAGGCACAAAGAACTTATTCATTAAGCTTATATTTTAATTCTGATCTTACTTTATCTATTGTTGTAAACAAGCTGTTCCTACTTATTCCTGTCTTACTAGCTAGACTGTCTAATGTATTTCCTTCATAGTAATAAAGCTCAAAGACTTTCTTATCGTACCAAGTAAAGCCGTCTAAAGCACTATCTATCTTTTCAAGGCTAGTCCATTGGTAACTACTTGTTATGTCGTTAGGCAAGTTGTAAAGATGCTTAGAAGGTATTGTTTCTCCTGTTTCCATTTCATCATAAGTAACTGCACTTGTTAAACTGTCTATATGTGAGTAATACTTTTTGTACTTATAATAGTAATTACTTCTAGGACTTGTTAAGGCTCGTCTTAATGCAACTGCTCCATATCTTGTTACCCCATCTATTCCGTCTTTGTCGTAAATTGCTTTGAGTGTTTCTTTATTCATACTTAGAAAGTAAAGCATTAATTCCTGTACAGATTCATTGACTTCATTCTCGTCAGAAGTAAGTCCGTAAGCCATAGTCCTGAACTTGTCTGATAGCTTAGATATTTCTTCATATATCTCAGTCATTAATTGGTTCTATCTTATCAATCTTATTTACTGTGTCCTGAACTAATTCATCTAAAACAACTCTGTAAGCTCTAACAACTGCTGCATTACTTCTTGTTTCTACTCCTGCAAAGAATCCATTAGTAGCTACTGATAAATTAATAGGTATTATCAACAACCAATCCCAAAAGTTATTCTCTCTCTGTCCTTCTCCATAATGATTTGAATACTCCAAGATAATATCTACAACTTCTAAATAATTTTCGTATCTACTTTTTGTGCTTACTTCTTTTGCGAACTCCTTACACATTGTAATATAAGTTTCAATGATTACCCTGTGTTCATTATTTGCATAGATGGGTTCTGTCATACGCCAAAGATACTTAAATAGTTACGCAATTCCTTTTTCTTCTTTTAAGTTTTCAACACACTCTTTGTAATAACTTATTTGTTCTTCATATTCTACTCTTGAAATCTTTAAAGTAGTCCTAGACAAGAACTCTAATTCTTCAGCTGTTCCCTCGCCATACTTAGCATCTAAATTAATTCCAAACTTGAACTGCTCACCTTGACTGAACATATTACACTTAATACATTGAACCTGACAATTATCCTCGTGGAATCTTGTTGCTGTATGTTTCCTGCTTTGGAAGTGTCCGTTTTGCATTCCGTCCTTGTAACCTCTGACTATTCCACAAGTAAAGCATTGTACCATACCATACTCATTAGCTTCTCTAAGTCTTATGTAAAGACTAAACCATTTGTCTAGTTCTTTCTTTAATTTACTTATTGACTTTGTTGCCATTCTTTAAATGTTAAAGGTTTTTGTTTTAATAATGTTTTTACAGAGTAATAATACTTTGCATATTCTTCTGTGTCTTTTATTGTTATTTCCATATTATATTCCACAACCTCCACCATCACAAGAATCAAAATCTTCATCAAACATTTCATACTGCTGATTAAATTCTATAATTTCTTTATAAGTAAGTCTGTCTATTCTCCAAGTTAAACCATAATCTTTTAAGCATTCCTGTTCTTGCTTTAAGAACCACTCTATTTTATTTTTGTTTTTCTCATATTGATGTTTTAAATAATAAGGTGTTGCTCCCATACAACCAACGCAATTATTTACCCACGCAAATCTTACAGGTTTATCTTTCCAATATTGTTCAATTTTATCTTTAAATATACCATCTTCAATCAAAGGAAATCTTGGCTTTTCCCATTCCATCTCCTTCCATTTATTATTTCCATTCTTGTGTTTTCCAACTATAAATTTATCAACCAATATTCCATTTTCATTACATTTACTAAGAACTGTATTTCCCCTTCTCATTTCATTTGCCCTAAAACCTATTCGTTTTTCTACAACTTCCCCTATATTATCATACCAAAACTTTTTGATAGGTGCTAATTTCATTTCAGAAGTACAGAACCTACTGTTAGATTGAGGAAGCCAAGTAACTTTTTTACCATTTGAATTTCTCAATATTACTTCATCAAATGGTTTACCTGTAACCCAATTTATTTCTGAACCTATAAATTGTTCTAAGTCTAGCATTGTATGTATTATAACATCATCTTCTAATGTTCCAATAAATTCTGTTCCTATCTTATCACTAACCACTTGCCTTAATTTTTTATCAGGATAAAGGCAATTCATATCTGAAGTCCTTACTAAAGCAAATACATTATAGTCAGCAGGATAATTCGCTGCTATATACGCTGAGGTTTTTCCTCCACTTACACTATTAACTGTTTTCATATCCTAAGTCTTTACGCCATTTCTTTTGTAATTTGTTTTGCCTTAACATATACTTTCCACCTCTAAAGTCAGGGTCTTCTTCTTGAAGCTTTGCCCTTGCTCTTTTAATGCTTGGAGCTGATGTCAATTTATTAGCTGAATATAATTCAAGAAACTTAATGTAAGGAACATCAATATCTCCAAGACCTAAGTCGCTCATTTCTTCTGCCCAAATATTTGCACAAAGTCTGTTGTCGTCATCTCTTAGTGTTGGATATTTTACTATCCATTTAATTACTTTGTCTTTTGTTTTCATTATTTAGGATTTTTAATTATATTTTTATAATCAAAATAAAATTCTTTTGAGTAAGATATTTTTCTTATCATCCTAGTAGGTTGAGGAAAACCAAACATCATTTTAAATGTTCCTTGTTTATCTGGACAATATAATTTTTCTTTTTCTTTCATCTTAATAATTTTAAAGGTTCTTGATAATAAGGAGTCTTTTCTTTAGGCTGTCCTAGTGTCCTGACTTGATAGGTTGCATCATCAATAACTTTCTTATGAGCGTACACCCACTTGTAAAAGGTTCTGATGTTTAAGAATGGTTCGTCCTTTCCAAACCTTACTCCAATATGAAATGCATCTAGTATTTGATTCCAAGTCATATTACCAAATCTTTTCTCTTGTATTAAGTCTGATGCAAATATCTTACTTAGACTTGCAAGCGTTTGAGCGTCTGACCTGTGTCCTATCTCTACTGAAGTCTTACCTAATAAGTCTAAAACTTTTTCTGTAAGTGTTTGTAGTTCTTCTTTTTTTAGAGGTATCATAATAATTCTTTTGCTTTTTGCCATTCATTAATTTGTGCGTCTAACTTAGACATTGTTTTTGGATTTTTCTTTTCTCTACTTTCCCAAGTCCTAACACAAGCCTTCCAACTTTTCATTATTTCCTTTCCTATTTGC